AATGCTAAATTATTATTCACATCTTTGACATTTAATACATTGCCACCATTTTCATCCAAAAAAATAAATGTACCTTTGCTTAACAAGTCTTTAAGAATAGATTGTAAAGATTCTTTAAAACCTTCAACATATACTAAAGAGCTCACATCAATACGGAAAAGCATATTTCCATATTTGTCTTTAACTTCTACAGCATTTTCTTGGCTTGTTGTTTGTTCTGATACTTTAGAGACTTCTTCTTTGGCTTTTTCTTCAGATACCTCTAGTGCAAATCTTTTTGCTTCATCAAGAGGATCATAACCAGAAACATACTGTGTGCCTGTCCAAATATAAACACCACGCAATGCTGGATCCGGATCATTATTTCGTACGGAAACGTTAGCTTTTGGGGGTACATAAGCAATCATCTCAGCGTAAGTACTGAAAGAAGCATCTGCACCGCTACCGATTGACACAAGCCCATGTTCTACATTATCAATACGCTCGTTTTGAGCATCATCACGCATTTGACTTGCTTGACTTGCTTCAGCGACGGCAGCTGGTGTGGCAAAATCAGATTCATTTTTTAATGCAGCCGTACCCAATCCAGACTTAACCAAATCTGCCACCTGTTCTAAAGGTGCCTTTTTGGTTTGATCACCCTGAACAACTGGCAAAACATCATTTGGTGAAACACTTGAAGTCGGTTCAAGCTCACTAATTGGAGTGCCGGGTACTTCAATAACGATTGTTTGTTGAGCCATTAATTAGTACCTCAAGGTTCAATCAAAGCACCACCTTCAGTTAAAAGTGCGCTTCCACTTTCAGTCTGAAGAGCTGCCTGTGTTTGTACACCTTCTACCGCCAATGCCACAGCCTGAGCATTAACAAGACGATAAGTTTTAACCGCAGCTTTAATCATGCGACCAGCTTGCGAATTAGCGCCGAACTTAGCATCGGCTCCAGCTGTGTCATAAACATCAACTGGTGTAAATTGTCCGGACAAAACATCTAGCGTCACAAAAAGAACTTTATGAACATTTGTAGGTAGACCAGTACGTAAAGTATTGATATTGACATCCGTATAAACGCCTGGTGTTTTAATGCCAACTTGAATAGACATAATTAATTTTCCTTCATTTCAACCAAGTCAGCTGCGTCCTCGACGCCATCGCTAGGTTGGAAGTAGTAATCGACATTGACTCGATGAATTTCACCGACTTCAGCTTCTTCACGGTCACGATCTGAAGCAATAATTGTGTATTGAGTAGTAAATTCTTGAGCGAGGACACTAATTGATTGTCCTCGTGTTGTTGTATTAAAAACTGGTTTAGTTCGGCCTAACTCAAGAGGTGCAAGCCCTTTTACGCCCACGGATGAAAGATCATTACCAATCAATAACCGTTGAACGTGTTCTAACATTTCATAAGTACCAATGCTGCTTCCTGCACCTTGGCGACGTGACTCTTCATTACGTACAGAGCGTGCACCTACTAGCACAGCAAATCTCAATGGATATTCAGTTTTGTTATAACCATTTTTTTTAGGTGTACCTGAGCCATCGAACACCACCCAAATTGCAGGAAAACTCCTAATTACCGTTGTAATATCGTCATCAAATTCGCCACCATAAGTTTTGATTTCGCGGATCCACGGCCAAGACTGATTTGCCATCAAATCTTTGATGCCTTGCTCAATGACACTTAGATTTATCACCAGCCTTTACCTCCAAAATCATTACGGCCTACTTGAAACAGCACATTATTTGATGAGGTTTTTACAGGTTCAGCTTCCCCAGCTGGGGCATTGCCCAAACTAATAATGCCTTTAGCGATTTCTTTCAAAGTCTTAATTGCATTGTCGTAGCGAGTTTTGATTGGATCATTTTCAGACATTGCTCCAGTGCAAGCGTGATAACGTGCAATGTGGCAAGCGATACTTTCTAAAAATGGGGGAACAGGTTGCAACGGCAGCTTATAGCGACCAATGAGGTAACCATCAATTTCAGAATTAGCTTCTTGCAGTGCTGCATTTAACTTGTCGTAATTGATAGCATCTGTATATTCAGCCTCTTCATTATCAGTGAGTTGAATTAACTCATGCTCACCAAACTTTTTGATCATTGCTTCTGCCGTTGCATAGCTCATGAGTTAGGCTCCAGTACCTGTTGACCCGACAGCCATTTGCCAGAGGCCATATCCAGCAGCACCACGTGCTTCAGAACCAAACTTAAACTTTTTACGCATAAATACAGAATCGCTTGAAGTATCAGTTTGTTTAACAAATACAGGCATTTTACGAGGCTGGAAAATAATAGCTTTGACGGGTTTACTGGCATCCTGAAGATGCCATTCCCTATCAGTTTTCAACCAACCAACCACCAGTACTTTCGCAGTTCCTTTGTACGGGTTAGGCTTACCATCTTCAAAACGCTCATTGTTCATAAGCGCATTGGCTGTGTCTTCAAGTGCTGGCGGTACAATGAGTAATGTTGGTTTAAGATTTAAAGGACGACCTTCTTCGTCTTTAACACTTTTCAACATGGTACGGGCTTTACCATAGGAAGCTTGAGCATTGGCAAAAGTATCTGCTTTAAGTGGAACCTCAAGCTTATTAGAGACGACCTTGGCAGTTTTACCCTCACCAACTTGGTGATTAGTTGCATAAAAAGGCTTGCCGTCATAACACAGTTCGGTAAAACCACTAGTTAAAACGGTGTATACCATTTCATCAGGCCATTGTTTTGATGACTCACCAGCCATTTCAGCCTGTGGTTTATAGATACCTAGTTGGTCATCTTCAATATGATTGCGGTCAATTTCGACAGTTGCTTCAAAATCATCATTTACAAGCGTATAAGCATGACCTTTAAGTTGTTTAACAGCTTTATCACCAACCCACTTACGCATCTTTGGAAAGTTCTCAATCCAAGCATAAGTATTTGAAGCGCCATTACTTGGAACACTCATAGCAACTTGTTCCCATGTGCTTTCAGCCGCTTCGAATGCTTTGTCAAAAACTTTTTTAAGATTGGTTGAAAGTGTATCAATTACACGTTGTGCATTTTGTTCGTTAAAAATCATTATTGAATCTCCACCCAAACATATTCAGGGTATTGGGCATCAAAACCCATAAATTTACCTGCCACAGGGCGCGCATTTGTGTTGCTCGACTTGGCAACCGTTTGATTATCAGCGACGTAAACAGTCGCGCCGAGATCAGCTTGTGTAAGTGCATCTGTTGAAAGATTGGCAAATAAAAATTGTTTATTACGACGGACGCAGGCCACACGATCTGCATCTGCACCACCAGTGTTATCAGCGCTGTTATCCCAAACACCTAAGCATTTTTGAGTGCCTGCAACTGCTGTTGTTGAGCTAATTGCAAAACCTGTTGCATCCACCAGAGCAAACGTACCTTGCAATACAATGGCATTAGCTTTTAAGGGAATAGGGATTAACTCTCCATCACGCATTTCTGTCACTATTGCAATTTGAGTAGCGGTCATTGTTCTCTCCTAAAGTCCTTACATGCCTAATTGGGCTGCAATTTGTTTTTCAATGTCATCATTTGGCTGATGGTGTTGTTGTTGATTTGCCGCATTCAAATCAATAGTTGTGGTCTGTTTTTGAGACAAAGCTGCGATTTTTGGCAAACTTTCAAGATGGGTTTTAACAAACTCAGGATTGGTCTTAGCTTGTTCTTTTACCCAGTCAATGGTTGCTTTTCCTGTCAAACGACCATCACTACAAGCTGCAACAATTAAGTCATCGATTTCTTTTGCAATTGATTTACTTGCAACTGAACTTGCATTTGCAATTGCTTCTTGATAAACCTCAATAGGGACGTACTTTGTTGGGTCAGGTGTTTGTGAATTATTTGCTGCACTTTTAGCTTCAATAGCTTTTACAAATGCATCAGTAAATGATTGGCCAGCAACTAAAGTTGTTCCATAAGTGCCATCAATTTGTGCAAATGCACTGTTTGCAGCAGTTAATAATTCTTCTTCTGTGGCTGTTTCAGGTAGCCCCAGACGTTTACGCATGAGTTCTAAAAACTCTTTCATTGTCGAGTCCTCATCGGAATGTAGAGACAAAAAGTCCTGAGCCGCAGCAGCAAGACGTGCTTCGGGTAATTGATCTAAATTTGGTGTATTTGTTAGAGCAACGCTGTGAAGGCCCAAGACCTCACCAGCTTTGTTATAGAAAAGGACAGGTGAAATATATTTATATTCTTTAGATTCAATGAAACTAGTTGCTTTACTAGTCCATTCAAATTGAGCACTACATAATCCGACTCCTTCTATATATTGGAAACCAGAAGGTTTTAACCAACCAGCTGCTGGCGCAGGTTCACCAGACTCTTGAGTTTTTAAAGTTGCATGTTCATAGTCCACAACCAAATCAATGGATCGTTGATTTAATAAGGTTGCAATTTGATGGCCTCGTTCTGGAGTTAGTTGCCAGTGAGGAGCATCATATGGACGTCCATCCACACCACGGAAGATTCCTTCAGGAATCAATACAAGGTAAGTAGATGTCGCATCGAGAGCGAATGAGCACGCAGCTATTAATAAAGTCTTTTTCATGCAGTTAGGTTAGATTTACCTGCATAAAAAAAAGATTGGAAAAGCTTCCTAAAATTCAAAAACTCTAATTCGTGTTGTAATGCGTTTTAAGCCATTGTTCTTATAATATGGACTCATTCATCAGGGAACTAATACACATTTCAATTTATAAAAATCTAACGCGCATCTAACGACAATTTATTAAGGTTATTCAAATAT